GAACCTTTGGTGAAAGGACAATCGACTTTTAGTTCGGGCAGTGCGACAGGTTTAGCGATCTGTAAAGGAGCGTGGCTCGGAAGACCTGATGAGGCCTGGAAGCACAAATGCGCCCGTTGGCTCGCGTGCCCTACCTGCGAACGCAAGAGGGCTGGAAAGCGAGCTCACGAGATGAAGGAACGGCTCAAAGTTGCCAGACACTATCTTGGCAATGATATGACAGTAGGAGTATTGACCGTTACGTTACCTGGTACGAAACATGAAAGCGGTATCCGCTACATGAGCCTGAAAGAGCAGTATGACTATGCTGTATCCAGGACAACCTTGCCCGGTCTTCCGGGATGGCACTCGATGAGAGGAATGAACAGGTTGCTATGTGGTAAGCCCGATCACCTTGGGTTCGGGAAAAAAAAGGTCGATTACGGCCTTGGTGCAGATGGTGGAACCCATTTCATGGAGTTCACCTACAACAACAAGAAAGGTTGGTGGAATGTACACATGCATTCTCTGTTTTATGCAGCTGTGCCTCTGGATAGACTCAAGTCTACCAGTCGACACATTGTCGATGGCGATCAGTTGTTAATGAAAAAAGAAAACAAAGGAAGAACAAGCGTTGCTTTAGCACGTCTGGGTTATGGCCCACGTTACTCTTTGGATTATGCGGAAACGCACGAGTTGGATCAGATTATCCGTTACTCATCTAAGGTGGCCTATGTTACAAAACCATTCAAGGCCCCAAAATCGAAATTCGGTGAAATAGAGGATTTTATGTACACTAATCCACGATTAAGTCGACCTTTTGGTCGGAATCAATTTAAACTTGATTCGTTACCCGATGGTTATGGCGAAGAGAAATTACTCGAAGAAAAGCAATATTGAACCTTCTGTTCAAACCCTGACTTTTGTTACCCCATCGACAACAGCCGGCAGCACCGGACAACATACGATCGATTTGTCTCAGGTTGCATCCCTCATCAATCGACGATTCTATCGTCAAGGGATTAATTGGGCTGTTGCTGGTTTCAAGATCTTTACTGCAGCTCCTGGTGCAGTTGCAGTTCACAAACTGCAAAACACTTGGGTCACAAGCAATGCTTGGGAAAAGGCATTCCGCAAGTGGAACAAACAGCAAATGGATGCTGTTGAAGATATGGGTGCTGAATCTGCAGTAGCCAAATTCCGTGATTTTAAAATCCACATGGATGCTACTCACGTTACCGCTGGTTTCGGTGCAAACTTATTGCCAGTGGACGGAACTACGACCGCAATTCTACCGGGTGAATGGGAAGCCTCCCAAGTTGTCATCCCGAACGATGGTGCTCCTGGTGTCACCAACGAATACTTTGTTCAAATGAACGGTGCTTCAAGCGCTGCAGCAAAGTCAATTATTGGTGGATACAAATTCTCTCGAAGTTATCCACAAAGTCCGGACCCTGTATCTCCGGCAGTTGAAACGTCCTGGTTAAACAGAATGTTCGACGTGGGTGATGAGAACGATGATGTTCTTGACAATGCAACCGATCGTAACGACGAATTGCCTTATGATCAAATCGCATACCCTGGTGAAGCCGCAAATTTTGCAGGTCTGCAAATCCACGACCAATCTTCGATTACTGCTACAACGATTGGCGGTACAACCCGACTCAAGGGTGGAAATTTCCCATGCGGTCTTGTACGCATACAACACATCCCACTGGAAACATCTAACCTGGTCATTCAGGTTGATTTGATTCCCGGTAGCCACCGAGGTTACCTCTGTGAACCTATGACGGAGATGTGAACATGATTACGCCAGACCCAACCACAACTGAAACAGTCAAGACTGCGATCACTGCTACTAGTGTCATCAGTCATTTGAAAAACAACAGGATTGAGTACCTTCTGCTCACCCTGCTCGCGCACTTCCTCGGAGTAAGTGATCGAGTCTTGGCAAACCTGAACGGAGTGTGTCTTTGATGGCCAAGTACAATTATGGGAAAACTTTCACCCGTAACGGTAAGCTCATGCGTTACCGCTACACGAACAAGCGCAAGTCTTCAAAGAAACTTGTTCGAGCACCGCTAAAGCGTAAGCGTACTTACCGGAAGCGATACTGATGGCGATAGCCCCGGACAACGCCACCCCGCCCAGCATGGCACCATGTTCACGGTGTGGATCGTCATCCCTGTTCATTAACCATGTTGAAAGTCAGGGTATACTCCACGTTATTTGTGAGGAGTGTGAAAACGAATGGATTCAGTGAGTTACTTTGAGATTGGTGGAAAGATTGTGGAATGCAATAGCACCTCACCTCTATCTTCCCCAAATTCGCCGTCTTCGTTCCGGGGGGCCCCGACACGTCCTACCGAGGGTGCGACCCCTCGGAATCAAAGTGTTGCGGGGGGCCGGAAAGGCGACCATACCAGCACTACTGTGGATGACCGTCATTGGGGCAAGCAGTTTGCCGGCATGTTAGGCACAGGTATGGTTAGAGTTGGAGTCGGGGTACTTTTTATTCCCGATCCATTACCATTGGCAGATGAATTAATTGCAGCTGCAATGGTTGGTGTTGGTTCAGGGCTGATTATGATCAGCAAGTCTTGAATTCAGCACCTTACTTGTTTGTATACCGAACTTGCTAAAAGTTATTTTTTGCTGGACAGCCCATGGCAGCGGAAAATATGGCGATTATGGCCGAACCTTTGGTGAAAGGACAATCGACTTTTAGTTCGGGCAGTGCGACAGGTTTAGCGATCTGTAAAGGAGCGTGGCTCGGAAGACCTGATGAGGCCTGGAAGCACAAATGCGCCCGTTGGCTCGCGTGCCCTACCTGCGAA